GAAGAAGCAAGAGAAAAGTTAATCGAAGGCGTGAATGCTGTCGCTGATGCAGTTGGTGTAACCTTTGGCCCTGCGACAAGAAGTGTAATCATTGATAGAAGAGATGGTTTGTCTCCATTGGTTGTCAATGATGGAGTAACTGTTGCTAAGAGTATTGTACTTGAAGATAAAATGGCTAATGCAGGTGCTAAACTTGTTATTGAAGTGGCATCAAGAGCGCAAGAAAATGCAGGTGATGGAACTACAAGTTCGACTATTATGGCTCAATCTCTTATCAAAAGAGGTAAGGAACTTTTGGGAACATATACAGGAGTTGCTATCCGTACAGAACTTGAAAGATTGTGCAAAAAAACTTGCGATGAATTAGATGCTCTATCTTTAGAAATTGAAGGTAGGGGTATTTATGATGTGGCAAAAATCAGTGCAAATAACGACGAGCAAATGGCAGAACTAATTTACCAAGCCGTTGAAAAAATTGGATACGACGGTGTAATTTCTGTCGAACCTTCTCCTACGGGTGACGACATTGTTTCCTTCGTTGAAGGGTTTGAATGTGATAAGGGATATATTAACCCTGTTTTGTCAAAATTGTTTGGTGAAAGTAAGACATTTGATAAGCCTTTGATATTAATTTCTAACGCTGATATTAATGACTTCGCTCAACTTATCCCAGCACTTGAATATGCAAAGTCTAAAAATAGACCTTTGGTTGTACTTTGTACTTCTATTGGAGCAGTTGCCTTAAACACCTATGTTATGAATCAAGTGAATGGAAACATCAATGCTTGTATTGTTCAAGCAGAAGACATTTCATTCTGGCAGACTGAAAAGTTAAACGACTTGGCTATCTTTACAGGTGGTAAAATGATTAACAAAGAATTAGATATGTCAATTACAGACATTAGCCCAAGTTATTACGGGCAATGTAATAAGGTAATTATCTCATCTAAGAAAGCGGCGTTCTTAGGTTTCATGGGTGACATTGATACTCTTGTTGATAGACTTGAAGAAATTGAAACTGAAGAATCTATGGCTGAGAATGATTTCTATAAAAAGAAACATTCAGTACGCTATGGAAAACTACAAGGTAATGCAGCAGTTATCGGTATTAGTGGAATGTCCGAACAAGAGATTCAAAATAAATTGGAAAGAGTTGATGATGCTTTGAATGCTACAAGAGCCGCTATATCCGAAGGAGTTATTCGTGGTGCTGGTGTGGAACTATATAGCATAGGACTAATGTTTAACAATAAAGAACCATATAATGAGATTGAAGATGTTTTCTATAAAACATTGAAGTCACCACTTCAAAAAATCTATTACAACATTAACGGTAAAGAATTATACACTGAACAAGACAGTGTTATTTCTGATGGCTTCCTTTACGATGGTAACAATAATATGTTCACAAGGGAAGCACCCGTCTTTGACCCTGTAAAGGTTGTAAAGTCTTCCCTACGCTCGGCTGTTAGCGTAGCGGGTTATGTATTAACAGCAGATTGCTTAATTGGAGAATGATTAAAATGAATTGGACAGAAAAATATAGACCGAATGTGATTGGAGATTTGATTGGTCAGCACAAGTTTGTTGCCGATGCAGAAACATGGATAGAGAAAGGTGATTTACCACCGGTTCTTATGTATGGAGTTCCGGGAATTGGTAAAACAACTGCGGCTCATGTATTGGCTAATCACTTTCTTGGTGATGATAAAGATACAGACTTCTTAGAAATTAATGCGAGTCAAGACCGTAAGTTGGAAACAGTAAGAGAAACTATTACCAACTTTGTCAACACTCGTTCTGTATCTGGGAACAAGTTTAAAATTTGTTTTCTCGATGAATTAGAAGGAATGACCCGTGATTCTCAGCGAGCATTGAAAAGAGTAATGGAGCGAGCAGTAAATGTTCGATTCGTTATTGCTTGTAATGACCCGTATGCTGTTGATGACGCAATTCGTTCAAGATGTGCAAATTATTTTTTCACACCAATACCTGAAGACATTCAGGTAAAAAGGTTGATGGATATTATTGTTGAAAATAATGCAGATTTTACAGAAGAAAACGCTCGCAAAATTGTAGATATTTGTGGGGGAGATATGCGTCGTGCAATCAATGAATTACAGGCGTGTATTTATTCCGGTAAAACGCCGGATAATCTACTTGATGAACACATGGGACCTTACAAGTTTTGTTTAGAACAACTTCTTGATAAGAACCCCAACGCATTAGAATTTTTACATAGGCTTGTTTTTGCAGGTCATACTGTAAAAGATATATGCGGTAAACTTCTACAATGTGTTTTAGATATGGAAATAACACCTGCCGAGAAGTTTAAGGTGGTAGGTGCAGTAGGAGAAATGGAATGGAGAAGCAGAAGTGTGACACCAAAAGTGCTTGTGGCATGGTTCACAGCACAGTTTATGAAATAAGTAAAAAGAAAAAAAAAGGAAAGTGAAAATATGATTGAAAGAGTAGAAAAAGAACTGAACAGTTTGGCGACCCGACTAAGTATTGAAGTCGGAGAAATGAATGAAAAATATACGGAGATTGGTAGTAGCAATAATCTCGACTTGGAGGATGTGCGACAGCAACTTGTTGCTTTGACTTTGACTCGTAATTATGTTCGAGGCCGTCTTGCATCTAATCGAACAGCCTCAACAGGTTTTGGTAATGCGGGAACAGGTTTCTTTATTGGTATCGAACCAGCCCGTGATGTAATGGAATGGAAGCGAAAGAATGTGTTGAGTAAATACAACAGTGATTCCTCACAGGCATTGAAAGACGAGATTCTTGCAGAAGTTACATTGACTGATGGAGGGTCTTACGAAAAGACTCAAGTTAAGAACGGTGAATGGGACACAAGAGTTATCCCTCAACTTCCGGCTTCGGCTATGGAAGTTGGTGAAAACCATTGGATTGTTCCTGTTGACCCTGTTAAGTCTTGGGCATCCGGCGATACAAATAAGAATTATGGAAAGCCTTTGCCTAAAGAAGAATTTAAACTTCGAGCGCATTTCATTGGAATGAAAGAAGATGGTGATATGCAACTTTGGTCTCTTCAATTGAAGAACGACCAAGCAAAGAACTTTAATGTTGAGACATTCCGTTGGACTACCATTTATGGTTTGTTTAATGAAGAGCGTAATGCTATTTACGGTATTCGCAACAAGACTCTATCGAGTATGAATTATCTCGATGTTCTTGATGAAGAAGACCCACGATGGATTGATGTTTCCGGTGAGTCAATTGAAGATATTCTTGTTGAACATACAGCAGAATATCTCGCAGATATGATTGAGTTGGATTCTTACCACGACTTAATTTCTCAGCAACAAGGTTTGCGCCTTGTCGTCACTGATGGAATTGTCACAAGTATGAATCTTACACCAAATGAGCGAAGTGGAAACCGAGTTATTTGGGTTGAACCTGTGGATGCAAATTACGGATTTGATGCAGACGATATTCCTGAATCAACACCGATTTGGGTTCCTTCTCATGTAAATATTGATTTCGGAGTTGGTTCCGATGTTATTATTGTTGGTCGAACAAACCAAACACAAAAGAAGGATGAAGACGGAATGCCTATTGATGGAGAATATAACCCTGTGACAATTAACTTGTATGGTGTTTATGCTCGAAGTGCAACGGGTGTTGTCGTTGAAGAAGTTGCAGAAGGCGAATCAATGGAGTTTTGGTGATTTAAATGAATTACAAGAAAGCAGGTTTGATTACAAGCGTTGCCTCGATTTTACTAAGTATCGGTGTTTATGCCGCATATGATGAAAACTTGGGTATCTTTGTTGGTCTATGGGCTTCAACACTATTGTTGCTCTCGGACAAGATTGAAGATATGCTTTGATTTAATTTCCGTGTAAATGTTGGCGGCTGAATGACATTCAAATAGGTGCGAAGCCTATACTTTAAAAGGTGAAAACATGATAATTAAAATGAATGAAATACTACTAGACCTCGAAGAGGTAGAAACAATAGAATGGAAAGAAGATGATAACGAATACGATAGATTTAGTGTTCGTTTTCACATGAAAAGCGGTAAAATGTTCACCCGCTTAGTGCATGAAAAACAACTAAAAATACTAAGTGAACAATTTAAGGAGGAAGAATGATGAGTTTGAAAGGAAAAGGAAAGGCGAGTACACTCGTAAAGAATGCAAAAGAAGAAGATAACAAGAGCGCATTTGCTAATGCTAAGGCTAAGGCTTTTAATCAGCGAAAGCGTTTGATGGAAAATGAATCAGCATATATGCTGTGTGGAATTAGTGGCGACCCCGGAACTGGAAAGACCGGATTAGCAATTGATTGCAGAACTGATGAAGAAAAAGAAACCCATTGGGTTTTTATTCTTGATTTCGATGAAGGTGCAGAACCTACATGGAGGCAACATTGGTCGAGTGATGATAAAGTGTTTATCTACAATCCTCATGTCTACAAAGAAGACATGACAGTAGATTATTTGGCTACTGCTGACATGGCTCGTTTCTTTATGGGAATGGTTAAAGAAGCAATTGAGACAAAGAAAATTGAATACGGTGAAGAAACCATTGAGGTTGAAGGTGTTAAGGCAATCGTCTTTG